AGTGATCTGGCCAAAGATTCTGACTGTGATGTCCGCGGACGTGCCGCAAGCAATCCGAACACACCGTCTGAGGTATTGAGTGATCTGGCCAAAGATTCTGACTGGTCTGTCCGCGGACGTGCCGCAAGCAATCCGAACACACCCGGTTTCGTTGACAAACGTATTTATCACACAACAGATTCCTATGTCGCCACGCAAGGAACTAATCATCTGTGGTATAAATTTAAAGGTGAAAATAAACCGTTTTATGTGGCCGGATGCTTTATTGGATCTCACGAACAATTAGTCAATAAAATTACAGCGGATGGCGGTTCTGAATGGTATGAAAGAATGAATATCCTTTCAATTCTTGATTTTAAATTCGATGAAGTATTCAATTTGGTTGAGGTTAATTAATGAAAACTATCCGGTATAAAAAACTGAATGGTAGGATTCAATTTCCTGATGAATTAGAAAAAGGATTTAAATTCCTATTAGAAGATTCAAAGGACGGGGAACATTTAATTTCGTTCGGAAAGCCTAAAAGATCGATAGACCAGAATTCATTAATGTTCATGTGGTTTAGATGCCTTTCAGAAGATACCAAAAGTGAAGTGATGGACTTCTATCAATACTACTGTGAAAAGTTCTTAGGCGAAAGATGTACTTACAAAGATGGTAAATTCTCAGGGGGTACATCTACTCTACCAACGGACAAATTCACAACTTTTTTAAACAAAATACAGGCTGATGCAGCGTCAGAATTCAGGGTAATACTCCCAATCCCTGAAGACATTTACTGGGAAGAATTTTACAATCAATTTAAATAATAAAAAATGCAAGAAATCGAAAGTATCAGAAAAATCAAATCGGCCTCATTAAAGCGAGGTAGAACAGTAGATGTGAAGTTTACACGTCTGTATCATTCAAGTGCCGGGAACGTAGAGCCTAAATGTACAGAAACGGGCGAAACGTTAGCACACGAAGACTTATTAGAATCATTCAAAAAACTTGAAAGTCATTTAATTGCAGTGTGTGAAATGAACGGTTTGCCCGAAGATTTCGAAGTAAGCGGGTTTATGATCGCTGAAGGAAAACAGGGTGAAGGAGTAACGCTTCAAGGTAGTCGAAGATTAAGCACAAAAAAAATCTTAAGTCTTGAAACTCCTGTAGTAGAATACGACGGGAAAGATTACCCAAATGGAGACGAGTTAGAAATTGATGTACAAGCATGTATCGAAGAGGTTAAACTGTATTTAGATGGAAAGTGTGCGATCAAACAAGTAGAGATAGACTTCAACCAGGAAGATGAAAACACCGCTCCAATTATCGCTGATGGGACAGAGCCAAAGAGAAAAGGTAGAAAGAAAAAAGCAACCGTCGAAGTTTTCGTTGACGGTGGAAGCTTATCCGGATCAACTGAATCATTTGAACAAAACTAATCAAAATCCGGTGTGAGAAATTGCACCGGAATAAAACAACAACAAATTATGACAACACCTCAAATTGAATTAATAGATTGTCGCTTAATTGACGAAAGCCCAATGAACCCCCGTAAATTCTTTAATAAAGAATCAGTCAGGGAACTTTCAGAAAGTATTAGCAAACAAGGTTTATTACAACCAATCACAGTAAGGATTTATAAAGATAAGAAAATACTTCAACCTGTTTCCTTACAAGGTAAAACCTGTTACGAAATCATTTGCGGGGCTCGAAGATACAGAGCTTCAGTACTTGCGGGAATGAAAGTAATCCCTTGTATCGTAAAAGAAATGACAGACGAACAGGCCTTTGATGCAATGATTACAGAAAACTTGCAGCGTAAGGATGTGGCGCCCATGGACGAAGCCCGGGCATTCTTTGAACTTCACAAACGGAATGTTTCCTTCGAAGAATTAGCGGCTCGATTTGGTAAGTCAGTTCAGTTTATCAGACTGAGAATCAAACTTAATGAACTCATTCCGGAACTTGTTGACTTACTTGAAAAGAAAGAACTACAATTAAGTCACGCCTTAGAGATTTGCAAACTGGATCCGGTTGAACAGTTAGGCATCTTCGAAAAACATTACGGAGAAAAAAAACTAAGTTGGGCCGATTGGACTGAAAGAAAAGTAGCGGAAATAAAAAATCAGTTACAAAGTAACTTTAGCAGTTTGGATGGTGTTCAATTTGATCAATCAGAATGTGAAGCGTGTCAATTCCGTTGCGGTGCAAATTTATTATTTGAAGAATACAAAGAAAATACCTGTTCAAATAATAATTGCTTTTCTGATAAAGTAATTAAACATCAGGTCGAATTAGCACTACAATATGACCAACAAGGTTACAAGATGATTTGTCGTGATTCATATAACAACAATCAATCAGTAGCTATTATCGAAGAATTGAAAAGCCTTGGTATTGAATTTTTAAACTGGGATGATATCAGTGTAGTTTCTCTTTCCGAAGATACTGAAAAAAGAGAGATTCAAGACAAGCAAATCGAATCCGGAGTCTTGAAAATGGTGTGGTGTATTGGCGTATTCAGTTACAACGATGCAAGGTGTGTTGAGATTAAAGAGGGGTTAGTAAATGACTCAGCCGAATCAAACGAAATCCCTGTTCTTCAGGCTAAAGATAAACGTAACGGAGAAATCAAGAAAGAAAAGATAATTGAAGATGTCAGAACCTTAATGACAGAAAGTGATTTCAGCAGTATTGACTTTCCACTTACTAAGATTGAAATTGCAGCTATGTACGGTCTTATGCTTCGTGATTCAAGCCTATCAACTGAGATTCAGGATACTTTTGATAAGTCATTAAGTTACATTGAAAACTGTAAAAACTTGAATACTCCTATTCAAAATAGAATCGTTCGCTCATATATCCGCAAACAATCCATTTCGGGAGATGTAACCTATTCGGAAAATGTTCAATCCATTATCTTATCTGTATCGAAAGAGACCTACACAGACGATACAACCCGTATCGAACTTAAGCATGAAGACACTTACCTGAAGAGAAAAGAACGTATTGACGAACAAATTAAATCCTTATCATGAACATTCAAAAATCGGATAAGTATTTTATTATCTCTTTTGCTTACCGACCACAATTAGTTGACGCCGTAAAACTCCTACCTGGTAAAAGGTGGGATGGCGTTAACAAATGCTGGTTAGTTCCATTAGAGTACGAAGAAAGCGTTCAGACGTTCGCAACTCGTTACGGGTTTAAATTTGGCAAAGCAGTAATTTTAAGTGAAGAGGTAGAATTCGATGTAATCCCTATGCCGGAGCTCACAACAGAACTTAAATTAGCTGAGGGGTTCAATCCTTATCCTTACCAACTTCAAGGAATACAAAGAGGCTTAGACCTTAAGAGATTCTTAAACGGTGACAAGCCGGGACTTGGAAAAACAATGCAAGCAATCGCAACGGTTCACACTCCTAAAGCTTATCCATGTTTAGTTATTTGCCCTTCGACTTTGAAAGAGAACTGGAAACGGGAGTTTAAAAAAGTAACGGGTAAAGATCGCTCAATGGTTTTAGAAGATTCATGTAAAAGAACTTTCCCACAATTCTATTCAGCCGGATTGACTGATGTGTTCATTACCAATTTTGAGAGCCTTAAGAAGTACTTTGTTTTTAAAATGACCAATACCGAAGGGCAAAGATTAACTCTTAAACATATTCAGTTTAAACCTGAAATAGCAATGTTTAAAAGCATAATCATTGATGAATCTCATAGGGTTAAGAATGGATCTGCTCAAAGTTCAAAATTCTGCATGGGTATTGCTTCGGGGAAAGAATATGTAATTCTATTGTCAGGAACACCTGTAATCAATAACCCTAAAGATTTAGTTTCTCAACTTCACATCATGGGACGCCTTCCGGACTTTGGAGGGTATAACGGGTTTGTAAATCGGTATTGCGCCGGGATATCAGGAGCCAGTAATTTAAGAGAACTGAATTACAGATTAAATAAGACTTGTTTCTTTCAAAGAGAGAAACACGATGTACTTAAAGATCTTCCCGCAAAGGTTAGGCAGACTGTTATTTGCGAAATCTCAAACAGAAAAGAGTATATAGATGCTGAAGCTGACCTTGTGAGATATTTGAGAGAATATAAACAGGCTTCAGATGAAAAGATTCAAAAATCTATGAAGGGTGAAGTAATGGTCCGGATCAATGTTCTCAGGCAAATTTCAGCCCGTGGAAAAGTCTTGGCAGTAGCCGACTATGTAAATTCTCTTTTAGAACAAGATGAAAAAGTAATTCTATTTTTACACCTACACGAGGTGGGGGATGAGTTTAGGAAATTATTTCCAAAGGCTGTTGCAGTCACTGGTTTAGATTCTAAAGAAGCAAGACAAATTGCAGTCGATAGGTTTCAAACAGATCCAACGTGTACTTTAATTATTTGCTCAATTAAATCAGGTGGTGTAGGTCTTACTCTTACAGCTTCAAGTAATGTCGTATTTGTTGAGTTTCCTTGGCATTTTGCAGACTGTGAACAATGCGAAGATAGGGCTCACCGTATTGGACAAGTTGATTCTGTAACTGCTTCTTATTTCTTAGGAAAACATACTATTGACGAAAAAATATATGATATTATTCAAAAGAAAAAAGATATGGCTTCGACTATAACTGGATCAACTGAACAGGTAGAAGAAAGTACAATTAACTTAATCGCTGAACTATTTAATAAATAACCATATGAAAAAGAAATTTTATTTCGAAGATGAAGATTCCGAAAATGCACATTCAGAAGAATTTTTTAAAGATCAAATGAAAAGTGAAGGCATAACGGAAATGAAAGTATTGGAAGCAGTTCCAACTACTTATGAAACATCAGATTTCGTTTATTGCAAGGAGTCACAGGAATGTGTAGAGAAAATTGATTGTAGAAAGAACTGTGATTGTTATAGCCCAACGGACACAGAAAAGTGTATATCAGAAGGAATATATTGTGAATTTGGTGAGGAAGTTATTTTAAAACTATGATACCAAAATCAAAAGTTGTAAAAACAAAACAATCCCTGGTTAAAGCTTTGGATATTCCTTTTTCTAAATTCATACGGTTAAGGGATACACCCGGGGGAGTAGGTCGCTGTATTTCGTGTCAAAAGGTAATAACATACAAGACGTGTGATTGCGGTCATTATATCAATCGAAAACACATGACAACAAGGTATGATGAAAAGAACTGCAACGCTCAATGTTTATCCTGTAATAGATTTGACGAAGGAAATATACAGGGCTATCGTAAAGGACTACTTAAAAAGATCGGAGAATATGAAACCGATTTACTTGAAGTAAAAAAGCACGGAACTTCCACTATGGGGGTATTCGAATTGGGAATCTTAATCAAAGTTTATAAACAGAAAGTCAAAGAGTATGAAAATTTGTAGCAGTTGTAACGAAGAAAAAGAAGAAAAGGAATTTCCACCGAAGAGTGGAAGATGTAAACATTGTCGATACCTTGAAAATTTAGCTTGGAGGGAAAATAACAAAGATAAGGTGAGCAAATTTAATGCTTCACGTTACGAAACAAATCACTCCGGAACCCTCGATAAGATTTCAAAGATTCCACTTAAAGTGATTAAAGAAAAGAAACCGGCTAAAGTAAAGATTATGAAGCCGGAACGACAAACTTTAAAACGGGTGACAATGGTAAGAGTTCATTCAACAGAAACAAGAAATGTGAAGTTGGTTCGGAATGATTGGGATAAAGTTTTATCAGGAATTAAACAACAGATTGAACGATGGGAGGTAACGCAATGACGCCAACACAAGTCGCCAACAGGCTAAAGAAAATTCATAAGCGTAAATTTAGATCAGAAGAATTAACCGAGTACGCTAAGAAATTAGGACTTAAAACATCAAACGGTAAGTCAGGCGGAAATCTGACTTACGTGTGGGAGGAATCAGATTTTGAAAAGTTAAACTATTTAATAAATTAATCATGAAAATTTACATTGCATCAAGTTGGAGAAATCAGCACGGAGTCGAAATGCTCACGACTATTTTAAGAGAGTCCGGACACGAGGTTTTCTCATGGATTGAAAACTGTGATAAAGAGAGTCATAAGAAATTTAATTTCGAAGAGTGGATAAATACATATGAGGCTGATGAGTGTTTTTTATTTGATATAAATGGAGCTACAACAAGCGATTTAGTTATTTATTATGGAACGTCCGGAAAGGATGCTTGCGTAGAAATAGGGGCTGCATATGCTTCCGGAATTCCAATTATCGGATTAGTTTCAAAAGGTGAAGATTTAGGATTAATGCGTAAATGTATGAACATGTGGGTTCCAACAATAACAGAATTACTATTATGTATTCCATCTTTTAATAAAATCAAAGCATCATGAGAAACAGTGTATCAATACCAGGTCAGGATCATGTAGGAAAGAAAATCAAAGGAATCCTGATTAAAGGAAACGGAATGCCATTAAGAGCAAAGAAAATCAGTAGAAATGATCCTTGTTCTTGTGGATCCGGAAAGAAATCAAAGAACTGTCACGGTGATCAGACCAAATACTTTAAACAATGACAGCAATTGAAATTATTCAACAGATCGAATCGGATAAGAAGTCCCGGGGGATAGAACCAGCTCACGCTCTTCTCATAGAGATTGAAACAATTGCAGTAATGGGTAAGCAGTCTTTAGCTCTCGAAATTGTCAGAGCGGAACTTGTACAGCTTTGGAAGGATAATAAAATTAAGATAGGTGATACTATCAATTCACAATACATTAAGATTTTATAGTTATGAAGGAAAAGGAAGAAATAAGCGGGTATCAATTAAGCCATGATTGGTTTGATTTCTGTTATGAAAATCCAGAGTTGATATGTCCAACTCATACGGCTATGTACTTCTTTATTATTGATCACTGGAATAGGATGGGATGGAAAGTAAAGTTTGGTCTTCCAATGGAAATGACAAAAGATGCTTTGGGAATAAAAAACTATAAAACATATTCAAGAATTTTCAATGATTTAGTTAAGTGGGGATTTATAATAATAGTTCAAAAAAGTACTAATCAATATTCTGCAAATATAATTGCTTTGGTAAAAAATACCAAAGCATCTACTAAGGCACTTACCAAAGCAAGTACTAAGCACATGGATAGCCATCTACCAAAGCAAGTCCAAAGCAACTGTCAAGGCATTGTAGGTATAGATAAACTAAGAACTATAGAACTAAATAACCAAGAACTTAAAAACAATACTATCTCTAACGAGAAAGTAGAGATTGATAAAAATTGGAAAAATGATTTTGATATTTATCTCGAAGATTTAAGAAGTGCTTACCTGGAAATAAAAACTGATTTGGAATTTATCAAACAACAAGAATCATTTTATCAAAACGTAGACATTCTTAAATCAATTGAAAAAGCTTGCGTGAATTACTGGAGTACCCCCGCGGGGTGGAAAAAGAAAAAGCAAAGCAAAATATCAGATATCAATTGGAAATCAACTTTCGCAAATGCAATCTCACTAAACAAGGTTTATAATGGAAATAGCAATTTACAACCAACAACAGGATTTGGAAATCAGACAAACAAATCGAATACCTTTCGAAATGATGCCGAAAAACGAAATGCAGAGTGTGCAGACCTTAAGGCTTTATCCCTCGCAATACTACAACAGTCTTAAGCCAAAGAGCTATGTAGATGTATTTAATTCACCCACGTGCACCATTGGGAAGTATTACCGGGAAGATGGAGAAACAAAAGCAAGGGCGGTAATTTGTCTAATGATTTTGGATTTAACGGAATGTTTCAATATCGGTAAGCCAATGTCAGCGGTTCAGGTTGCAAGGTTAGCAGATTTGATACTTGAAAAATATTCAATACTAAAAATTGATGATTTTAAACTTTGCTTTAATGAAGTGATCTCAGGGAAGTACGGAACGATCTACGACCGTATCGATGTGAATGTTGTTCTTACCTGGATTAGTACTTACCTGAATGAAAGATTGAATGTA